GGAAATATATTTGTTCACCTCTGTTGAAGACTTCAGATTTTTCCATACTTATAGTCAGTCCAAAATGTTTCTTGTAAAACAAAGCGATATCATCTATCTTTATCTTACGATCTGATCCAAATATGTTATCATCACCATGGACTGTATATGCCACATTACTCAATGTTGTTCGCGTAGAACTGAGAGTATAGTACTGTATACAAAACATACTTATCATAGATCCTAACAAATTAGTTAACGTACTACCAGAAAGTAACCCTCTTTCTTTATTAAAAACTATCGTCTCCGATTTTGATGAAAGCAATACATTAGCATTTAGATGATAATCAATGATCATATCTACTATACTTTTATCGTCATCGTTTAAAATTAAAAAAGATTTCATCCAATCAAGAACCAGCTTAATCATCGTATTACTTATATTCATATCAAACCCCTTTATATCTAAAGAGTATGTATACTTGTATTTTTGACAATTTATGTACCTACGTTTCATGTTAGGCCAAATATTTGCATAGGCATATGGAGTATCCTTGTATTTCTCAAAATGTATGAAAAATCCATTAAAGTATTGTCTCTCCAGAGCTTGAATGTAATGCGGCAGCGGATAAAATTGCCTAAACTTCAATTCATTTGAGCGACTTATTTGAGTGCGCCACTGAGTGCCGATTAAACACTGTTCAAAGAATTTCCATTCTTCCTCTTTATTACAGCTTTTGTTTTGCCAAATTATATGACTAAAGTTGTTAGCCTTTGGTGTCACGTGATCAGGAAAGCTTGAAGATGTACTTTTAGGCATAAAGTTTAATGCATCAGAAAACGCTATTTTCCTAAATTTATGTCCCATCAAAGCAGTCTGTCTAGCCATAACGTGGAATGTCCTTTTTACTAGGATATAGTCTAAAAATATGTCATTTTTCTTACTCATGGTTTCAAAAGTTTCTGTTCGATTACTCTCACATTTAGCTTTTATATTTACAGTTTTCAGATAAGCCTCCATCTCCTCGGAGTATTGGAACAGTTCGATAAAAACCTTTTCTGTCAAGAAGCGAGCGGTACTTTTAGATATCTGATAACAAACTCTTATTGTATGCTCAACATCCTTAGGCTTGAAGACGCCCATTCCATCAAATATATTTTTGTGATAAATCCTGAATTTATGAAAATTGCTAAAGTATCTAATATTTTTAATTTTCTTTTTGTGCTTCATATTTTTAATTTAAATTGGTAAGATCAACGTATCTCAACTCGTTGAAATGGAAGATTATAATTTTAAAAATAAAAATTTTTTAAATTTCTAAATTTTAC